GACTCGGCGGTCTCGTCGACTGATACAGACAGATGCGTCCATGCGCTCATTGATTAGCTCCCAAAGGCCAGGGTTTGGTCTTCGCTCGTGTTTTCCGCGATCTTGGACAGCAACTCATTTGCCTTGGCCGATTGGTCGGCCATGCGATCGAGGGCCGATGTCGTCCCACCCATCATGCCAGCAGCAAATCCCGAGAATGTTCCAGCGGTCTGCGTCGCGGTGGTCGCCTTGACTTGCTGGACCGTGGGGATCTTTGGTTTCTCAGGAGGCGGTGTTTTCTGTGCGAGCTCGGACGGCTTGGCCTCTGCTTTGGCTTGCTCGTCGGCGGTATCGCGAATCGCAGTCGTTTGGATCTCCAATTCCTTACGGAGCTTCTCGATCTGCGCATCGAACCCAGTGAGCAGCTCGGCGTTGGCGTTTTCGCGGCCTTGCTTCGTCGCATCAGCATCGGCTTGAATCCCACGATTCATTTCGTTGGCGATACCAAGACGGCCCTGGTTGGCTCGTTGAAGATCTTCGTTGCGTTTCGCGTTGGCTGCATCGAGCGACTTTTGCCGAGCGTCTGCTCGTTTTGCGGCGTCCGTGTCCATCTGCTTTGCGGCCTTCTCATAGTCGATCGAGCGGTCGAACATGGAGTACACGTAAAGCAGTTTTTTGGAGATAAAATTGACGGTCCGATCAAAGGTGCCCTGGAGCCAGGTAAACACGGTCGCAAATCCGTTTTGAATTCCGGTTGGGATTCCGGCCATCACATTGATCAGATTCGCGACAAATGACACCGCACCCTGGGAGACTCCCGAGGACATGTCCGTCCATGCGTTCTGAATGCGGGTAACCATCGAGAGCCATCCCGCGTACAGATCTCGCGTGGCGACTCGAAAGACCAATTGCAGGCCGGTCATGGCGATTTGTCCAGCGGCCTGCCATTGGCCAGACATCAGGGCGGTTTTGATAGCGTCGAAAACTGGGAGGACGATCGATTTAAGCTCGGTGAACTTAGCGACGATCGCGTCGACCATTTCACTGCCGGTGCCCGAGAAGTACAGAAACGCTCCAGCGGCGGCGGTGATGCCGACGACAACCAGGCCGATCGGGGAAACCATCGCTGTGATCACACCGGCGATCAGGCCGAACACTGTGGCGATCGCTCCACCGATCGCAGCGATCCCAGTCATCGCCACCGACAGCACCGCGGCAGCTCCACCGAGTGCGACGAGGCCAGCGAGCAATCCCGCTCCGACTGCCGTCCACTTGGCGATCGTGATGATCAGCTCCTGATTCTCGGCGATCCAGTTTGAGACGGTCGAAACCACCGAGATGATCTTTTCGCCGACAGTGGTCAGCAGCGGGGCCAGGGCCGCACCGATCCGGTTTTGTAGGCCTCCGATCACGCCAAAGAGTCGATCGAACACATCGCCAAGTTTCCCAGCAGCCGCTGCGTCTTCGCCCGACATGGTTTGCCCAAGGTCTGCTGCGTCCTGCTGGAGCTTGCGAATCCCCTCTCCACCCTCGGAGAGCATCGGGACCAGGTCCGCACCGGCTTTCCCGAAGTACTCCATCGCGGCCGCGCTTTTCAATGCCGGATCCTGGATCAACGACAGCTTGTCGGCGATCGCGATAAATTGCTCATCGGGGGACATTTTCGCTAGGTCTTCAACCTTGAGTCCCAGCGCGGCGAACTTGTCCACAGCACCAGGCACACCGGCTGCTGCGTCGGCAATTCCGACTTGCATCTTGCGAACACCCTTTTCGAGTGTCCCGATGTCAGTGCCTGAGAGCTTGGCAGCGTACCCCAGAGAAGACACCGCCTCGGCACTCATGCCAGTTCGCTGGGCCATGTCGTCGACAGCACTGCCAGCGTCGGCGAATCCTTTGGCCAGTGCGACTAAGCCAGTCACAGCGACCGATCCAGCGATCGCCGTCGGTAGATTGAGCACCTTGCTGGAAAAGCCAGACAACGCACCCTGGGCACCAGCGAAACCTTTTGCGATTCCTGTGCCCATCGTTGTGGCGACCCCTTTGAGTCTCGACATGGCGGCTTGAACCTGGGCCATGCCTTTGTCAAACGATCCCTGCTTGGTTGCGATCTCGACGTAAGCTTGACCGGCCTTGATGTTCCCTGCCATGGTTTACCTTGGGTTACCTTACTGGTTGGATCGAGTTCTTGAATAACTCGGGGAAATTTGGGGCTTCGGCCTCGAGGGCAGGACGCATGAAAGGACGCTTTGGGTATCGTGCCGTACGACGTCGGGTCTGGAATCGATAGCCTTCCCGCTGCTCATAGCGTCGTCGACCATCCACACGACGCCATTGGACTGGGTCCGTATCGCCTTCGATCGGTTGGTATCGGTACTCTCGGACGATCGCCGTTTCGCCTCGCTCGTGGAGGCCTGGCACCGTCGATGTCACCGACTCGATCGTGAAGTTGACTTGGTTCAGTTGCACTGGGCCGACGATCGTCGATTCGCTTTGGGGCTGGTAGGCGAACAGGATCGTCTTGAGCGAGTGGCCATTCGAATGGGCCGACGGTGGAGAACCGGGCGACGAGACACCTTTTCGGCGACGCATCGACGATCGAGCTCGCTTGCGCACGAAAGCACCGGCTTTGGAGAGTGCTTTCCGCTTCGCTTTTTTCAGCGAGGCAATCACCTTGGGGCGATCGAAGAAAGCTTCTTTGACTTTGAAGGTCACGTTCATGGGGTGAATTTCTCCACGGCCACGAGTGGATCGTCGTAATAGACCCGAGTGAGTTCGACCCCGGCAGCATTGTGGGCAGCGACCGAGTAGCGGTACTCTCCCGCGACGATCTGGCCCGAGGTGGCTCGGGGCATCTCGCAGGTCAGCGACCACTTGCCCGACCCGATGTCCGCAGCGGTTCCGGTGACAGCGAATGTGTTGATCCCGTTCTTGCCCCCGAAGTGGACGGTCACCGCACCAGGCGACATGCCAGGGATCGCCGAGATCGTCCAGACGAATGCGGTTCCATGGGCGGTGAGGTAATCATCGCCGATGACGATCTGGTCTACGGTGCCCTTGGCCGTGACTGGGCCAGCATAGGAGACCTTGCCCGATTGGATCGTGTTGGTCTTGGCGAGCACGGATTGAATAATTCCACCGGCTTGATTCGTCGTGTAGTTCCCGGCAGGGAGATCGGTGGCCCATGGATCCCCACCACCACCGCCTCCACCAGCTCCGGTCGTCCAGGCCGCATCGCCTCGATCGCGGATCGCTTCGACCGAATCGGTCGCGTGGGAGAAGTTACCTTCGATGTCGCTCGGCGTGGTGATTCCGTTGTCCTTGCGCATCAGAGCGCGGAAGAACCCAAGAATTGTGTTGACGCCTGTTCCGGCGAACGCACCGATGCGATCCCGGACAGTGGCGACCGTCGCCTCTTTCGCTAGGATCGTCGAGCCTTCGATCTGGGCGAGGCTTGGCTTGCCATCGACACTGGCTTGGGTTGCCCTGGCCGCGACCGTCGCCTCTTTCGCTAGGACAGTCGAGCCCTCGATCTGTGCGAGTGTTGGCCTTGCCACTACCGCATTTCCAACCGCATTGACCGTCGCCTCTTTTGCAAGGATCGTCGAGCCTTCGATCTGGGCGAGGCTTGGCTTGCCATCGACACTGGCTTGGGTTGCCCTGGCAGCGACAGTTGCCTCTTTGGCGAGGACAGTCGAGCCCTCGATCTGGGCCAGCGTCGGCCGATTGCCGAGCGTCGATTCACTAGCCACCGATGCGGGGAACGTGACAGCAGCGGCAGCGTTGGCCGTCTGGCCAGCGACCTGCGTGACGTTTGCTTTTCGATTGCGATTTTCGAGCGAGAACGACTTTAGCTTAACCCTGGTCAAGTCTTTGCCGTCCACGGTTCCGGCGGTGAAGAACACATCGTAATCTTCACCGGCAACATAGAACGTGGTGCTTACGGAAGTGTCAATCACTACCAAATGAATTCCGGCCTTTCCGTCGTAATCTGGGGTGACGGTAATATCCGCTGTGTGTTCCGTTGTGCTGTTTTTGTAGACAGCAAAAGTCATAGCAACGCTTGGAGTTGCTGGAACCAAGGCTTGAGTAAGCGTGTTGAACTTGATCCGAATAACCGAACCAACTGTGAAATCACCGTAATAGTCGTTCATAGCTCAGTTGATCAGAGGATGGTTCAAAGGATCGAAAACACCGCCACCGCCTCCGCTTGCCGCAGCTTGGTAACACCCAACGTCAAGAAATCCTGCATTGCCGCCTAGAATCGACCCAGGAAACCCAGCGGACCGAAGCAAAGCACCTCCACCGGATGTATTATTGAGGGTGAAATCTAGGTTCGTCGAGTCGGTAAAAGGGTTGGCTGACAAGTTGATTTGCCCGATCTCAACTGCACTGGTAAACCTGTTCGCTCCGCTAGTATTGTTCCAATTAGCGTTATTAAATGCGGGCATCCCGTTAGGGCTAGATCCACCGAGCGAATAGCCGTGGAGCGTGTTCGATGTCGCTATGCAGTTGCCGATGATTCCGATGTCGTAAGATAGATCGAAACCGTAGTTCGTGTTTCCGTGAGACGTGCAATTTATCGTGCTGGTTCCAATCGTGTTAGCCGACCGAAAGCCTGTGTTTCCGTTATTGGCTGCTATGCAATGAATGGCGGTTTGGTATTTGTCAAATCCATAGGAACTACACGCCCGTGCGATGCAACCGATCAAAGCATACTGATTCAAAAATCCAGTGCCGCAGCTAATTGCGGCACAATTGAATAAGCAGCCATCGGCGAGCGTCCCTGAAAATCCAGTAGCGCAATTTCTTGCAAGCACCCTGTTGATGAATCTCGTGTAAATAGCTACGTTGTTCACTCCGACGACAGCCGAGTTGCTTTGCCCGTTGAACTCGATATTCACTAACTGCGCAGGCCGAACATTAAAACTAGCGTTTAGCGTACCCATGGTAAACGAAGTAAGACTACCGGCACTAATTACCGGAGCCGTTCCAAGGTCGCCGATTGTCGAGTTGTAGCCTTCCATTCTAACGCCGACAGCGAGTGTAAATCGCCCTCCGTTGGCATTGTTCGTTGTCGAGGTGAGCGTGTAAGTTCCGCTTTTTACGAAGATGCGATCCCCGCTAGCCGTTGCTGTGGCGCAAGCCTTCCCTGGGGACGCAAAGGCTAGAGCCTCGCTTAGCCCTGTGTTGGAGTCGCTGCCGCTCGTTGTAACGTAGTAGTCGGGCATCTGTTAAAACTCCGGTTCTGTTGCAGGGTTTCCGTCCCATACGTTCATGGCTTCGCGGTACGCTTGTAGTCGGTCTTGCTTTTCGTCGATCATTGAAGTCTTGTACAGTTCAAGCAACATTGCAGCTTGAACTTCGCCCACTTCGTCTGGGGTGGTCGTGATGTTGTTTTGTTCGAGGACAGAGATCATTCGATGTACGGCATCTGCGACATGCTTGGCCCCTGGTACCATTCCGGAATCATGTAGGCCCCGCAAGAACGCCTGAATTTCCGGATCGTACAATGGCATACCGTTCGATAGTTGAGTCACCAGCCACTGTTGACCCGTCGCAAGCAACACATCTTGCAGAAGCTTGCAACCGCTCGCGCCAAATCGTTGCCCTGTCTCGGGGACAATCACGGTGGCAATTCCCTTCCAGGTCCAGTCTTGCTGGTCGACAAACTGGATCGAGGGATCCGACAATTCCGCGTAGATGCTCTCTGGGCTCCTGGCCGTCCAATCGGTTAAAGCGGTGATCAATTGGCTAAGCGTCATGGTTTTGCTGGCAGGGTCACGTGGTGGACGGGTAGTCCCTCGCGCAGTTGGTGGAGTTCCGAGCGGGTGATGCTCGGCTTCTCGGCCACGGTGCGGTAGGGATGGAAATCGGTTCGTTTGTAAGGTCGAGCGCGTTTTGATCGGTGGATGTTGGCCAGCAGCGTCATGACGTCTGCGGCACGGTCCCAGCGGTCCACATTGATCTCGTCGGCCATCCACGTAAGCTCTCGCATCGTGTAAGGGCCTGGCTCGATCCCGATGCGTGCTGCTAGTCGGAGGATGGTTGGCCAGTACTCGGCGCGGGCTTCGCCATCGCTTTCTCGATCAGTAGATCCAGATTCGTCAGTTGCTCCTGGATCCCCTTCTCGAGCAGTCCATTGTCCATCGCGTTGTTGATCCTCAGAGCGGTCTGGTTTTGCAGTGCCCGACCGGCTTCGACGATTCGCCGAGCTGCGGCTCGGCGACTGGACTCCGGGAGGAACTCGATCAACGCCTCCTCAAATGCAATCACTGCATGACCCAAGGGATCGCCGTGGAGTGCCTTACCGAATGCCTCAGCGGTGATTTCGGCAAGCTCTGCGGCTGGGCGGCAAAGCTCATAGATGACATCGATCGTCAGACAGATGTCAGACCTGAGTCGGTCGATCGCTTCGGGAGAGGCCAGCACGGTGGCAAGGTCGATCGAGAGTGCAGAGCGGACTCGACGGATAGCGTCGATGTCGATGCGAAGATTCCAGGTTCGGGCTTCGCAATCCTTGAAACTGGGCATGGTCGAGTTGCCTTCGTTGGGGATTGAGGGATGAATTTAGCGAACAAAACGGATCGCTCGAATGGTGCTCCGAACGATCGTGAATTGAGTGACGTTGTAGTCGTCGTGTTTAAATCGCTTGGCTGGGTCCGAGTAGACCCAGGAAGCGACAACGATGTGATTTTTGTCCTGAGAAATCACACGGCCGTAGACCGTGAATTCCAAAGGGCCCTGCGACGATTCCCCATGGTCCAGGAAATCGATCGCTATTTCGTCGCCTTTGCGGACTCTCGGAAGTGGCATGGCCGACTCCGCATTGAAGGGAAACGATCAGTGGTCAAATCGACTAGGCCGACGGTGCGACGATCAGCCAAGCTGGATCGACGAGGGCAGCCGGAGAGCCAACCTTCACGCGGGACAGGCCGACAACGACATCGATCTTCATGCCGTCTTCGAGCGGTTGGTCGATCGGGAATTCCAGGATCTCACCAGGCATCGTCAGGCCCTGGGCTCCCGAGGGGCCAGGAGTCGCGATCGTGTTGTCGAGCACGGCCCAGTGCCAGATGGTGCCATTGAAGAACGCTTGACGCATGGCGGTAAAGACCGCGTCATCCGGATCGCCGTTGTACAACAGGCTGAAACCAATCGCAGCTTCGATCAATCCGGAGATCTTCGCCTTGTAGCGACTTGCTCGGCTCGAAATGTCGATCGAGGTTTTGTTCAGCGTGACGTTCAAATCCATGACTTCCGGCACCAAGACCGGTGAGGCTGTGCTGAAAACGGCTGCGACGGTGGGCTGGTAGTACAGCTTGCACTCGATGCCTGCTCGTGGTCCTTTGTTCGGCATGGTTCTCTCTTTTTGGTTAGGATCGGTGCTTCAAATACGCGGTGATCACAGAGCGAAAGGCTCCGTGTCGCTCAAGTGCCTCGACGTCGTACAGCATCACTTCGGATCGCGACCAGGTCCCGGAGGACAAGTCGGCTTCGGAGAGAGCTGTGTCGATGTCGTGTGCTAGGTCCAACAGTTGCTGGAATCGCTCGGAGTCAGCGGCGGCGGTCTGCATGACCGCGATCTGAATTCCGATCTCGAGTGATCGAGTCACGCGAGAAATCTTCTGCGAACTGTTTTGTCTGGGTGCGACGACAATCCGAAGGTCCTTGAGGTCCTCCGGAGTGAATCGAGGCAGGTAATCGATTTGGATCGTGTCGTCCAGGGCCGCGTTGGTTTCCGGGTCGACGATGGCAGCGGTGACCAGTGCCTGTTTGATGTCAGCGAGGATCTGTCGGACAGGTGAGGTCATTGCTGCTTGGTGTGAATTCGCATGAGGTTTTCCCCTGGGTCGGAGAATCGCCAAACTGGCTGGCCTGTCATCGAGCGAACGATGTAGACTTTTCCAGCGTCGGTGATTCGGTCCCCGTCTTCGGGATCTTCGTCATAGGGCCAGTCAGTCGTAGCGACTAGGTAGTCGCGAGTGACTGTCCGATGGATGATCCCGTCGGTATCGCTGGCCTCGAAGGGAGTAGATCCCCGCGTGGCCTTGAATGCCTTTTGGATTTTGCGTTTGGTGTAAGTGATCGGATCGCCAGCGTGCTGTGTGAGCGAGCTGGCAAGGTGAGCAGTCCCGTCGCCGAGCATCCCCATGGTCTATTCCTTTGAGGCCTTGGGTGGCTTGGGTGGGACCAACACGAACACTTTCGTCGATGTTGCTGCGGCTGCGTCTTTGAGCTTTTGAACCGCCTCATCGCCCATAGCCCTGAGGTACTCTTTCGCCCAACTGACGGAAGCCTTTCCAGGTTGCAAAGCGAGGGTAAACCCGCTTCGAGTGATCTTCGTTTTGCCGGACTTTCGCAGTTCGGC